TTGTCGTATAGTTTTTCTCTTATATCTAAAAACTCATCAAATGTTATTGTATCTAATTCTAATGGCATGTTGCCTCCTTTGTTATTCTCTTTGTGTAATATAGTTCGACTTCTCTTAGCCATAACTTTTCTGCTCTCTTTATGAAGAAAAATTGATATGCCCAAGAGTATTCTTCCATAGGTTTTTTCGCGAGCAGTATAGCTATTTCGTTTTGGTTCTTAAATAAATATAGATCACCTACCTTCATCTACAGCCTCCAACCAATTTGGGTGCATCGGCACAATCCTTCCGGAATTGATCCACTTGATTATCCAATGATTCTCATTCACTTCTTTTATCAGAATCCCAAAGCCAAGTTTTCTGTGGAACTCCGGATTCTTATGTTTATACAGATTTCGTACTTTCATCATTTTTTGTTCCTCTTTATACTCTTATCCGATTGGGGTAGTTTTGTCAAGCTATTCTTTGAAACTTTCTCAAAAGATGTAATTAACTCTCTATATTTCTTCCCACTCTTAAGGTGAAAAACTGTTGCCCACCAATCGCCATTCTTCCAGTCCATGAGGATATATAAGCCCAAATGGCTGTGGTGCTCATATTTTATCAAATCACCTATTTCCACTGATTACCTCCAGTTCCATATCATAAACCCAAAACCAACTTACTAATTCAAAGAACCAAACACCGGCTGCTGCTGAACTGTGCTCGGGGGAGTTATCTAAATACAGGACAACACCAATCTCATTACTATCTGTTTTAACTAAATCACCTACTTTCATTTGTCGCCCCACATTCTCCACTCTTCCTCAATAGGGCAGCGGTGGGTTGTCTTCGGGGCACTGAGTCTGACTAGCCACGCTCTAGGTAGGTTATGTTCAGCACCACTAATAAGAACCCGCACACACACATGGCTTGCTTCGTACAGTGATAGCACAACCCCAACCCCTCTAAGCCAATCAGGTGGCGGAGAATCATACCGCAAGAGATACTGCTCATTAAATATAACAAGATCTCCAGCACTCAGGCTACAATCACTCATGATGCCTCCATGATATAAAAACGACCGCCATTTATTTCATCTTCATAAAAAACAAATTGCTTACCATCTGAGAATAGGATACGAACATGTGGTAGTCGCGGATAACAGCGCCTCCCGTCATATGAGACAACGCAGCTAGACACAAGCCCTCTATATTCCTCGGGGCCGTCTAGGATGCGATTGGGGTGTGCCTTCATTATTACTGGTGTGCCTACAGGCAAGTCTTTAATTGTTTTAACTTGTTTCACTTTTTCCTCCGAGAAGTTTTTCATACTACAAGCTTATCCGATTCAACTTACTTTGTCAAGGAAAAAATAAAAAAAAACTAATCTACTCATAAGTAGAATATAAAACAAATGTAAGTTAGTTAAAATTTTATGCCACTTACCCCGAAAGCTAGATAAACGGCTGTGGTGGCTCTGTGGATGCAATAGTTATGTAAAGAAAACTTGGCACGATTCTTGCCGGCATGTTTATGCAACTTGCTTGAGTTTATGTAACTGTGTTAAGCGGATAGAAGTTATGTAAAGAAAAGTTGGCATACTTCTTGCCATGTAGTTTTAAGACACATTGAGGCTAGATAGTTATGTAAAGAAAAGTTGGCACACTTCTTGCATGATCATATTATAACAAACTTCATAAAAAAATTTGACAACTTTCATAAAATAAGATATTATATAAGTGAGAGAGGATCAACCCTTTGTGTAATATGGCAATCGACCTTCGGGGCCAACAAAGGTCATCTCATAATCAAAAGCCAAAAATTTACGGCTTGTCTCAAAGCAATAGACCTCATAGTAATAGTGTCCATTGGGAGTTCCTAAGAACTCCGGTCGTGCACTCGAGAGGATCACGCAGAGTGTGTCCCCTTTCATATACATCGTGCTTATATACACGAGACTACCAACCGCTATAGTCATCCAGGTTCCTCAGGTTATTAAGCGTCCTTTCCGGGAGCATTGCGGAGACTTCTATGCGAAGCCCTTCAAAGAAATCCATCTCACTAAATACAATCTTGTATAGTGAAGAAGGGTTTGTCGTATATGGAGACTCAACGAAATTTACGTATTCAATCCATAGCGCTCGCAGCTTTGCGGTCAAATACATGTAACACCCAATTAGTTCATCCACGTTCTCTGGTAATCTTATATCTAAATAATGCATATGGCACGCCTCCTAACGTGAAGAAAAGGGAGGGGGGTAGGGGGGTAGTAGGTCATAATATCACTACCATTCCGGAACTAATAAGCCTCATAAGAGACTGTGCACCGATGACGGTCACACCACCATCAAAATAAATTATCTCGTAATTTACCCTCCATTTGATTAGTGATGATTCCGTCTTCAGCGCTCCCGTCTGGATAACTTTTGTTATAACTCCGATTCTCCCCATGTCCCTAATAAGTGTTCCTACGGGGAGATATTTAGTCTCCTCCATTTTTCCACGATCTCCTTTATTCTTTTTCTAGAAAATCTAGACAACCTCTCTATATATACTAAATTCTCTTCCAAGCGTGGAAAGGGAGAGAGTTCATACATCCCAACCTTAACTGCGCTCAATACCCCAATCACCCTGCCTCCATTGTCAAACACAACCGAACCAGAAGATCCTGGGATGGCAAATGATTGCATGATGGCATGATCAATCCCGCTATGGGATATTGTACCGGTAAATAGTGTCTTTGGTAAATCAGAAGGGTAGCCGGTGTAATTTACTGACTGTCCCAAGATATCTTTCTTCTCGTTGATCCTATAATTAACAGCCTTGACACTCTCTAACTTCCTATAGGGTACCAAAACCGCTATATCGTTGTGTGGATCCATATAGACTAAATCCAAGAAGACCACTTCCTCTCTATCCCTAATAAAAAAAGCAGAACCGCCTGTTATAACGTGTCCTGCTGTGATTATGAATCTTTCTTTTCCTATTTTAAAATAGTTTCCCGAACCATGTCCGGTAAGCATGCCCCCCTCTATGACTTCTATCTTCACAGAAGATTTATAGCCATAGTCAAAATTAATGTGCCGAACGGCTTTAGTTTGTTCGATCCCAATTAAGGTCTGGTTTTTGTCAGCCTCGTATGACAACAAACAAGATAATAAAAACAACATAAATCTTGCCCCCCATAGTAATTAGAAGCGGTTTGTCTCAATCTCTATGCTCTGCCGTAATCATCCTCCAATCGAACAACGTCATCAATCTCTGGTGTTGAAACTTCAATCAATGTAACAGACATGTTATCAGGTGCTGAGAATCTGTGAATTGTTCCCGGCTTGATCCTATAGCGATCGCCTTTGCACAAGAGAGTAGATCTTGAATTATATTCATCAGATCCGGGATTCCCTATCTCTAAGAATAAAGTACCTTCCAATACATAAATCGTTTCGTCTTTCTGTACATGGTATTGTCGCGACAATCTCTTTCCCTTTTCGATATGCAAAATCTTTCCTAAATATTTATCTGTTATGGCCCATCTTATTTCATGGCCCCATGGCTTCTCTGTTTTAAATTTGCTCATTAATTTTCCTTTTCTATATATTTTGATAAACAGATATACATTTCGGCAAAATATTCTTCTTTGTTGATCATTATATCATTGATCAACATAAACTTATACCCTAAATGCCAAGCATTTAATTCTTCTTGTACAACATTTGTCGTAACGCTTAAATCCAGTATATAACCAATTTCGTGTGTTAAGGCTATTAGTTTTTTAAAATCATCTAGATGAGATTTTATATTTATCTCTCCGATCATATCATCATATGTATATGGGACAAAACAGGTATGGCCGCAGAACAGATAGACGAAACATTTGAGCTCAGTCTCAACCAAGTCAGCTAATTTATATAAAAGATCCTCAAGCACTTCCGGATCTGAGGTGCTTGATAGTGTCTTCGCATCCGCCGATAAGGGTTCCTTTAAGTTCATCTGGTTCTCCTTCTAACTCTATAACTATTGGCATGGTTTGCCAATAGTATTTGTCTTTTAGGTTTTGAATGTCTTTTGGTGCTTTGTGCAAAACAATGAATGTAAACTTTATATCATGATGTAGAAGTTCAGTATACAATTTGTCACAATATTCACAGCCCGTCTTTGCGTAAATTAAATATTCTTTCATGTTAATCCCTTAGTAGTTGCCGGCGGTCTTCGCGGATGGTTTTTTTTATTTTCTGCTCTATTAAGTAGGGGTCACCTATGACGGTGAACTCTTCGCGAAGACCCGAGTTGTCTAGACGGATTTTTGTAAAGCTTGTCGATTGGTGTAAATTAATTGATACAGTTCCTTCCAACAACTTCTCCTTCATGATCTCATCCTCCAAAAGATAAGATATCTGCTTAGGATTTACAAAAATCTCTTTAAGAGAATAATTGTTTCCTGTCTGTATTATCCTAATTAGCTTGACTAACACACTAGCTCCATATACTTATAATCTCGGTTTTTGACGACCCAATACTCGTTGCCAACATATACCAGAGATGAGTTGTTTCTTTGATATTCTATAAAGATTCCAATGTTGGGCGTTTTTGTATAGATATATTTATCAATAAATGCAGCTGCTTTTGTGTTTTGGGTGAGAATAGTGTCAGCCGGGACCCTTATGAGGTCTCCTTTTACTAACACTACAGTTCTTCTAAGGCTTTTTCCAATTCAGCCTTTCTCTGTATTTTTTCTTCTTGCTGCATCGTTTCTTTTTCTAATTGCAATTGTTCTAAAGCCTGTTGTTTGGCTTCAAAATAACCATTCACTATAGATGAATTATCAGATAGCCTAGCATCTGCTTTAGCTAAAAAATTTCTACACTTTCCTATCGTTTCATTGAAGACTTGTTGATCAATTGATCCTTCAACGAGATCATTTGCGATGTCTTTTAAGAGATCAGTAACGATCTCTAAATCATCAGAACACTCAGTGATCATTCTTGACGATTCTTGCGGAACCTCTTTTAGGTCTACACTATAACTTATACGTACTTTCACTTAAACCTCCTTCTGTTTTTCATATGATTTTACGCGATCTGTATAATCCTTCCATATTTCAGAATTAAACAGCTCTTCTCTTTTTTCTAATACATTCCTCAATCTATTTTTAAGCTCTATAGACAGGTCTCTTCTTTTAAATATTAGAGACATGGGTAGAGAACACTTGGTGAATTGATTGGCATTTGCCGATAGAAACTGGAAATTCGTTAACGAATCCGATCCACCTGCGTTAACCGGATTGACATGATCTATCTCATATAATATACTCTCTGTCGCCCATCCACTTTTCTGTGGGCCATTCCAGATTCCATTGATCTCATCTTCTTCAACGTGAAGCCAAAAAGAACATCTGTAATCCTGGGTTGAAAAGATCATATGAATATACTCATAAATCAAGCTATCATTTTCTGCGGATTTCATCAATCCATTATATCTAAATTTGTTTCTAACTCTTTTTACTAACATTCTAATTTCTCTTTCTGTCGCTTTTCCATTCTGGTCGATAGTCTTAAGATGCTCACTGATTGTATAGCTTTTTAATTTCATTTCTTCTCCGGTTGTTATATATAGTATAACATGTTTTCGTATTTTGTCAAGTATTAAACTGACATTATTAATTTATAAACGGTTGTTGTAACTAGGCCAACCAGAGTCATGATAACTGCCCATTGAATTTTAGACTGTGACTGTTGCCACTGCTCCAATGCCCGAAGTCTGGCATACAATCCTTGGTCCGGATCATAAACCGCTTCTTTGATCTTCTTAACATCCTTAACCATTTCCTCTTGTCTCTCGGCCATTCTTTCGATCTGCCCTTTGAGTTCAATAATTGCTTGAGTGAGGTGAGTTATATCTTGATTTGTCATTGGTACTCTCCACTAATAAATAGTGCTATTGGGATACAATAGCATGGCTTGTAGTGATAATTGTAGAAGCAACAGACACTGCGTTTTCCAGCGCACAACGAGTTACTTTAACCGGATCAATGATCCCAGCCTCAACCAAATTCACAAGTTTGCCGTTCATAAAATCAATACCCCAGTTTTCTTCCTTGAGTTGTTTGATTCTAGCGACAACGATATCCGGAGACATTCCAGCGTTAATGGCCATTTGCCTTAACGGCTCCTCAACAGCTTGAACCACAATATTAACGCCGGCCAATTGATCTTCATTGTCAACTTTTATCTCGATATTGCTAACGGCGCGCATTAGAGCGACACCACCGCCGGGGACTATACCTTCTTCTTGGGCTGAGCGTACAGCTTCCAAGGCATCATCAATGCGGTGCTTCTTCTCAATCATTTCAATCTCTGTTGCAGCGCCCACCCGAATAATAGCAACACCAGAAGCAAGTCTGGTAATTCTTTCTTGCAAACGCTCACAGGTTTTGAGATTATCTTCTTCTTGAATAAGTACTTTGATCGCTGCAATTTTCGTTTCAATTTCTTCTTCATCTCCTTTACCTCCTACGATAGTTGTTCCGAATTTAGATACAGTAATTGATTTGGCTTGACCAAAATGCGTAAGGTTTGCATCTTTAGCTTGTAATCCGTTTTCTCTTGTAATGAAAGTTGCCCCAACAGAAACACAAAGATCTTTAAGAATATTTCTTCTCTCTTCTCCATACCCCGGAGCTTTGACTGCGGCGATCTTCATGGTTCCCCGAACAGCGTTCGCAATGACAGCGGCAAGAGCTTGGCCTTCCATTTCTCCGGCAACAATTACAAGAGGTCTGTTCTCTCTCGCAGCATACTCTAGAGTAGGCAAAATTTGCTCAATGACTTCAATCTTTTCATCTGTAATCATTAAGAGGGGTGTGTCATAGTGTACGGTTCCATTCCTCTCATTATTGATGAATGTGGACGATATGTAGCCACTTTCGAAACGGAAACCTTCAATCAAATCTAAGGATGTTTCAATGGAGCGAGCCTCTTCAACAAGGACAGATCCATCTTTTCCAGCAGAGTCGACAGCTTTGGAAATAAGAGTTCCAATTGCCTTGTCGTTGTTGGCAGAGATTGTTGCGATGTGGAGGATGTCTTCCTCTGATTGTATCGGACGTGCAGATTGTTGTAGTATCCATGAGATACGTCCACATGCTTTGTCCATGCCTCGCTTCAGTTCAATGGGTGACATGCCAGCAGCAAGATACTTCTGTGCTCTGTTGAGGATGCCACGAGCCAACACTGTAGCTGTTGTGGTACCATCTCCGGCAGTTGTTGCGGATTGCTCTGCTGCTTGTTTCAGTATTTGAACTCCAACATTCTCAAAAGGATCTTCAAGTTCCACAAATTTGGCAACTGTTACTCCATCCTTGGTTACAACGGGAATGTTTTGCTTTTTGTCGTAAAGAATAACGTTACGCCCTTTTGGTCCAAGAGTGGCTCCAACGTTGTCGGCCAGTATATTCATTCCTTTGAGAATCTTCTCGTTAAGAGCGTTCCCTTTCTTGTAGTGTTTCGTCATTAGTCCTCCATTATTTTAATAACTTCTCATTATATAGTATAACATGTTCAATCAATTTGTCAAGGTCTTTTAGTGAGTTTTTTTGATTTTTATTTTCTGCT